GTGATTTTAATTATCGTTCTATCGGCTTGATAGTACACATGGCCTACGAGTGGGCACAACGATTAGGTGATATGCGTAGACTAACTTGGGATGCTCTAGACTTAGATGCCCAGCGCTGTGACCTAGTACAACGTAAGAGAGGAGCAGAAGTACACCTACCGATACCACCACAACTAAACAAGATGTTAATCCTACAGAAAGAAGATTGGGGCTTTCAACAGTACGTAGCTCCAAGAGTTAAACGTAGAGCAGGAGCATACACACCCTATCAAGAAGTAGAAATACATCAAGTTATCAATGAGGTAAAGGAGAAAGCTAATCTACCACCTGAGCTTACAGGTATGGACTTGCGGCGTACAGCTATCACTCAGATGGTTGAGGCTGGCTCAGATCAGTTTGAAATCATGCAAGTGAGTGGACATGCCAACCCTAGTTCTGTTACACCTTACTTGGTAAACACATTCACGGGTGCATCCAATGCATTAGCAAAGAGATGGGAAAAGAAAAATGAGTAAAGTAAGCGACTACCTAGACACGCTTAACCTGACTGATGGTCTATCGTTTCGTGGCATGTGTCCTATGTGTCACGCTAGGAATGACTTCAGTGCAACTAACAAGGATGGTGTGATTGTATACAACTGCTACAAGCTGTCCTGTAATGTTAAGGGTGCGTATGGTAGTGGCTTAACAGCGACAGAGATACAAGCAAAGATCAACGCTTGGAGCATGTCAGTAGAGGGAAACAAAAAGAAAGAGCTAGAACGTATGGTATTACCTGAGTATGTTGTTCCACCTAAGCCAGAGCACAAGCTATTCCATAGATTTGTAAACAGATGGAACATACAGGGTGAAGATCTTATGTACGATGTGAAGGACAGACGCTGCGTGTTCCCCTGTACTAGTAACGGTAAGCTAGTCGATGCTACTGGTAGAGCCTTGGACGGTGCTAAGCCCAAGTGGTACAGGTACTCTGGGCTAGGGCATTACTTTACAAAGTGCATTGGCATACCGAATGGTACTATACTTGTAGTAGAGGATGTGATAAGCGCTATAACTGCTGCGAGAGTATGTCCTGGCCTAACCGCTATGGCTTTGCTTGGTACATCACTTACTGAAGATCATAAGGCAAAGATTGGAGAGTATAGCAGGGTTATCGTAGCGCTAGACCCTGACGCTGTACCCAAGACGTTGACCTTTACACGAGAGATTGTGTCTTGGACAGGTCTACCTACTAGTGCTTTACGTCTTGACGATGACATAAAGTATGCATTAGAGTCTGACATTGAGAAGCTTAAGGAGTTTGTAGGTTGAATAAGAACTACTATATAAACGAACTAACTAAGAAAGTAGAAGAACTAGAAGAACGTATAGCTAAACTAGAAACAGAGATTAAGGAGCGCAAGAAATGAAAGTAATAGCAATACTATTGTGGATAAACTTTATACCAGGCCAAGGTATACGATATCACCACTTAGGTACGTTTGACAATAAGACACTGTGCATGGCTCAACTAAAGTTTGCCTCAGTTATGGTAAATGACAAGTCAGAGACAATAGAATGTATTAAAATAGAGGTAGAGACAGATGATTAAAGCTACTTACGTAGATCACATGGGCAATGACCTAACTGTAGCTAACGCTGCACGGGTAAGCTTCGGTAAGAAGTCTGAGTATGTTACCTTGACAAAAGGTTTCCACTCAGGTGAGGCAACAGAAGAAGCACTATCAAGCCGTGATGTGAAGCTAATCAAGTACCTAGCTAAGCATAAGCACATCAGCCCCTTTGGTCACTGCTTTGCATCTTTTCACGTCAAGGCCCCAGTGTTTGTAGCACGTCAGCTAGTGAAGCATAAGTTCCTACGTTGGAATGAGATTAGTCGTAGGTACGTGAGCGATAAGCCTGAGTTTTACAGCCCAGAAGTATGGCGTGGTAAGTCAGCTGATAAGAAGCAGGGGTCTGACGGTGTCGTTGATGTAGGTGACTGGGGTGATACCAACTGGGCCTGTCTTACTGCCTACAACGATCTACTGGAACACGGTGTAGCCCCTGAGCAAGCCCGTATGGTACTACCCCAGAGCATGATGACCGAATGGTACTGGTCAGGTAGCCTTGACGCCTTCGCTGATATGTGCAACCTACGGTGTAAAACAGATACACAAGCAGAAACACGTGAGGTAGCTAATCAGATTGACCGAAAGATGCTTGAACTATTCCCTGTATCATGGGATGCACTAACGGAGGATGAATCATTTGACTAAGCTAGAGGAACTTAAAACGGCTTATCATACTGCTTATGCTACTTATGCTGAGTATGCTAGATCTAATGATGATACTAATGTTGTACTCATGCGAACTGCTTATGCTGCTCGTAAGGCTTACACAGATGAACGAAAGAAACAGGAGTATTAGTTAAGAGGCAATACTTGCCAGTACTAACATCACAGTAGTAGTAGGAGATAAAGAATGACTAAACTATACGAACTAGAGCCGCACATCATGGACTGCTGGTCAGTCTGTAATGACCTTGAGACAACATTCAGACAGATTGGTGACGGTGAACGTGAGCCTACACATGATGAGATGATGAATACCTTGATGGGTATGCAGCAACTATACCAGTGGAAGTTTGAGCAGTTGTTCTTTAAGTATGAACAGATACAGAATGTACAACGTGAAGCAGTAATAAATGACTGATGTAGCTAGACTAGAGGTAAAAGTTATGAGTATGTGTGGTGAGATAGAGAATCTACAACGAGAGCTAAAAATAGCTAACGAGAAGATTACAGAGTTGCAAAAGCAATTAAACTATGCAACAGAGTTTGATGAACAAGACATAAGAGAGTTTAATGATGAAGAACGCAAGAGATCAATAGAGAGAGCAAAAGCTAACAATGTTCACAGTTGAGTTTGAGAGTGATGGATCTGTCATCACCAGTTTAGATGAGGGTGACGCCTTCAATGATGTTGAAATGGTTATAGGAGAAGATGATACAGTTTTTATTAGGCAGTTCGATGATGACTTAGAGCAGTATCAGATGTTGTACATGTCGTACCAACAACTAAGAGATCTATTTCTATCAATGACTAAATCAGAAGGTATGTTCTACGCAGTAGATAAGGAGAACTAAGAGATGAGTAAGAACCTAAGACAACTAAAGGATCAGTTATCTGACCTAGAAGCCAAGCGTATGTCAATTATAAAGACTACGAAACAGCTAACTCCTAAGCGTAAAGAGCTTGAGATAGAGATTGCTTATACGCAACACGAGATAGTTACGATCAGGAAGGTGTACGCATGATGGAGTTCGCTCTTGTCAAGACGCTCTTAAACAAAGAGTTCTATGAAAACAACAAAGGAGTTCGTTGTCCAGATAAACTATTCACTAAGGATATACGTCTTGTAAAGAAGACCATTGACTATGCTATGGAGACCTACGAGAAAGACCTAAGTGTAGCAGAGCTAGAAGCTTTGTTCTTTAGTAACAACACCTTAACTACTGCTAACAAAGAGTCCTACAAGGATGTCTTCCGTAGGATCAACAAAGAAGAGGCTATGTCTCAGGGTATTGCCAACGAAGTTATGGCTAATATGTTTCAGAAGGTGGTAGGTGAAGAGGTAGCTAACATTGGCTTTGAGTACATCAATGGTGGTGATCATAGTCTAGAGCCGCTGCGTAACCTGATACAGAACTACCAAGATGACTTCATGCCTAACCTCAAGGTTGATTGGGATGATATGTCTATTGACGCCTTGCTTAAGGCCAACGCTATTGAGTGCCAGTGGAAATGGAACATCCCATCACTAAGAAAGAAAGTAGAAGGCATTAGCGCAGGGCATCTCATTATTGTAGGTGCTAGACCTAACACGGGTAAGACAAGCTTCCATGCCTCTACCTTAGCCTCTCCAGGCGGGTTCGCTAGTCAGGGTGCTAAGTGCATGGTGTTATGTAATGAGGAGCCATCACATCGCGTAGGAGCGAGGTATCTTAGTGCTGCTACCACTATGTCAATGGAAGAGGTTAAGGGCAACTACGCACTCGCTGCTGCTCGCTACAAGCCTGTCACAGAGAACATCTTTGTTAAGGACAGCACAGGCAAGGACATGGCATGGGTAGAGGCTATTGTTAAGGCTTACTCCCCTGATGTAGTGGTACTTGACATGGGTGACAAGTTTGCCTCTAAGGGTGGCTCTGACTCACACGTATACCTCAAGGATGCAGCCATCCATGCACGTAATATTGCCAAGCAGCACAACTGCGCTATCATCTGGATGTCTCAGCTATCAGCAGATGCAGAAGGGAAGGTCTACGTTGACCAGAGCATGATGGAAGGCAGTAAGACAGGCAAGGCTAGTGAAGCTGACTTGATGATCCTGATCTCACGCAACAAGTTAGTTGAGGGTGCAGATGAGCAAGATGAACAAAGGCACTTGAACATAGCCAAGAATAAGCTTAAGGGTGGGTGGCATGGTGTCGTACACTGCGAACTAGACGGAGATCGTAGTCAGTACACGGCGTAAGAGGATGGATGGATGAGACTAGTATTAGACGTTGAGAACACAACTACCAGACGTAACGGTAGGCTACACTTAGACCCCTTTGAGCCAAGCAATACGCTTACTCAAGTAGGTACACAGAATATAGACAACGTTAATGAGACAAACATCTTTACGTTAGA